TAACAATCCTAATTGTGAAGAAAGTTCAGCTTATCCAGCAAACCCAGATTCTGAATATGGTTGGGAAAAATTGTTTAGTGAAAGATTATATTTGGCGTATAATAGGAATTACGGTTTAAATGTTAGAATTGCTAGATTCCATAATATATTTGGTCCTTATGGTTCTTGGAATAACGGAAAAGAAAAAGCTCCAGCAGCGATGTGTCGAAAAGTGACAGAAACACCAGATGGTGGGACAATGGAAGTTTGGGGTACCGGTGAACAAACACGTTCATTTTTATACATAGATGAATGTTTAGAAGCCATACAAAAATTTATGGACAATGAAAAAGGTTTTTTAGGGCCAGTTAATATAGGTTCTGAGGAAATGATTTCTATAAATGATTTTGCTAAAATGACCATTGAAATTTCTGGTAAAAACATAAATATTAAAAATATTAAAGGACCTACAGGTGTTAAAGGTAGGAATTCAGATAATAAATTATTTGAAGAAAAAATGGGATGGAAAGTTTCAAAACCGTTGAGAGTTGGGATGGAAAAAACATTTGAATGGATAAGTAGTATGGTAAATAATAAATCATGACAAATAGAAGAAACAAAAAGGTAACAAAAGACGAACTTTTAGATATCGAAGAGTACCAGAATAAAAAAATAAGGTCAAATAACCCACTTACTGAAATTAAGGTTGGGGTACAACCAAAAACTGAGAATCAAAAAAAGTTGGTTCAGGCAATAAAAGATAATGAAATTACATTAGTATCGGGGTTTCCTGGTAGTGGTAAAACCTTTTTATCTTGTGCTGAAGCTCTTAAATTACTTAAAAGTTCTGAAACGGCTTTTAAGAAAATCATCCTTGTTAAATCGGTAACAACTTTAAAAGACGAAGAGATAGGCTTTTTAAAAGGTACAATGGAGGAGAAGATGGAACCTTTTATGGATTCTTTCTTGGATAATTTTAATAAAATTATCGGTGAACATTTAACAGCCAAACTTAGAGAAATGGGGTACATACAAATTAAACCAATAGCATATGTTAGAGGTAGAAGTATCGACAATTCAATCATTATTATGGATGAGGCACAAAATATCTCATTAGATAATATGAGAACTTTGATGACACGTATTGGTGAGAATTCTAAGATGATTATTTTGGGTGACGTTAAACAAAAAGATTTACGTAATAAAAAAGATAGTTCATTAGAAGTTGTTATTGAGAAATTTAGAGATAAACCTAGTTTTGGTGTTGTTGAGTTAAGAAATAAAGAAGATATTGTTAGAAATAAAATCATTGAGGTTATTGAAGAAATTTTTGACCAAATAGACGAAGATAAAACTAACGGTGGTAATAAAAAACAGTTACTAAAGGATTAATGAGAAAATATAAAAATATTAGACTAAGAAAATCACCAGTTATAGAGGAAAGAGTTACGTTAATTAATCGAATAATAAAAGAATCTATTAACGAAAGTTTTGAATCAATTATTAAAACCGAGTATGAAACCTTACAAGAAGGTTCTGATATTATAATATATAGGTTTCAAACAAGTAGTGGTAACAAATATGATTTAGAATTTATTCGTAATATTATTTCACCAGATAAAAATTTTTATGATAACACAACATTAGGTGATTATATTGATTTTGATTATATAGAACAAACAATAGATATTGCTTTTGTACCTTCAGAAGTTAATATTTCAGATAGAGATATGCCAGAATTATACACTAAAGAAACCAACAGAGATGAACAATTTGAATTAATGGGTAGAATAAGTTATTTAATAAAAGAATTTATTGAACACAACTCAAATGTTAAAGTATATGTAATCGGTAAAGACACAAAAGAAACCAAACTAAATATTTACATTAAAATGTTTGAAAATATCTTTTCAGGTGATTTCTTAAAAAAGGAAGGTACTAATGATGGGTATCATGGTGGTGCCTATTATTTTATTAAAAAAGATTAAATGTCTAGACCAAAAAAGAACACTTTAAAAAAAATAGATTTATTAAATATTATTACCGAATCATTTGATTCTGTTATTAAAACAGATTTTAAAATAGTTGATTACGGTGATTATTTTTCTTGTGAATTTACCTCTAAAAACGGTAATAAATATGATTTAGAATTTCATTATTCACAAGAATCTAATAATATTAAATTAAATAACGGTCTTACTTTAGGTGAAACTATTGGTATTGATGACGAGTTGGTAGATTGTTTGGATGTGGCCTTTACGCTGTCAATTATCACGGATAAAGATGATGCAGATAGTTTTAGTATCGATACAAACATTAAAGAACAATTTGATGTCTTTGGTAGAATCATATATATAATAAAAAATATTATTAAAAGATATAGTAAATACCGTTTATTTGTTATAGGTGGTGATGCTAGAAGAAATCGATTAAGTATTTATAAAAAATTATTTGATAATCACTTCTCAGGTGATTTCGATGTCTATGAAGGTGATTCTGATTGGCATGAAGATGAAGGTAACTCTTTATTTATAATAAAAAAATAGTATAATTTAAACATGATATTAGGTATTTCAGTTAACGGCGTACTCCGTGATTTCTTTGGTAGAATCGAAAGTACACACACAAAATATTTTAACCCAGAAGATGGGCAAGAAATAAAAATTAAAGATTATGATTTGGAAAAATGGATACAATTTCCTGAAGAAGAAATTGTCAGAAACGAAATCGAATTCCAACCAAATTTTAATGAAAAAGAATTTATTAAAAGTGAATCATCTTTTGAGATTTCAGAAGTTAAAGATGAACCAATAACGGTCGATGATTTTATTTATAATAAATGTTGTCTTGAGATTTTTGGTTATGCAGAAGAAGAAATGGATGGTATTGTTCAATCTTTAAACGATTTTGAACTTCATTTAAAAATGTCACAAAAAAACCACGAATTAGTCATCACAAGTAGAGAAGCTGGTCGTAGCGTTCCGTCAACACTTTTTTTCCTTTCAAAAACAGGATGTATGGTTCAAAATATTAAATTTACAATGGGCACTACTGATTGTTGGCAACATGTTGATTGTATGATTACTGACCACCCTGAAATTTTAAAAACAAAGCCAACAGGTAAAATTACCATTAAAATAGAAAAACCTTTTAATCAAGATATCGATTCTGATTATACCGTTAGAAGTATAAAAGAACTTCCTGGTTTAGATATTTTTGCGTAAAGTTTACTTATAAAAAAATATATTTAAATTAATCACATGGGTAAATATAAAAGAGAAGAACCTCTGGAGATGTTTGAAATTGCCGGAGAAAATTATTATTTCGATTTAGAGGAACTTAGTAGTTTCATTAGAATAGAACACGATGAAACTGTGGAAGATATTCTAAATGAAGCGAAAAAAGATTTCTTAAAAGAAAATGAAGGTTTAGAAGAAAAAAATATTCATAACGCTGACATTATTGATTTCACTAAATGGGAAACCACTAAAGTTATGATGGAATGTATTTTAAGTGAACACGGTCCCGTTGATGAAGCCATGGGGTTTACAAAACTTTCAAATCAACTTTCAATACCTTTTAAAATATCATTTAACACATTACTAAAACATAAAATAATTAAAAAATAAAAAATGGAAGATAACGTAAAACAATTAATTAAAGACTCCATCCAGGGTTTAAAAGAAAAGAAATTTAGAATTTTTTTCTTTGTTATGGATACTAAAGGCAACGTCGTTGCTAGTTTAGCTAACATTTATGAACACGCAAGAATTTTACGTCAATTAGGTTATGACGCACAAATTCTTCATGAAAAAAGTGATTACATGTCGGCAGCACCAATCTTAGGTGATGAATATGGTGATATCCCACATGTTTCGGCAGATAACCAACAATTAAAGGTAAGCTCACAGGATTTTATTATTATTCCTGAAATTTTCGCTAATGTAATGGAACAAACTTCAAAACTACCTAGTAAAAGAATTGTTTTCCTACAATCATATGATTACATTTTTGAAATGTTAATGCCAGGTAAAAATTGGGCAGAATACGGTATTACCGATGTTATTACAACCACACAAAAACAAAAAGAATACGTTGAAGATTTATTTGCAAACAGAGTTAAAGCAGAAGTAATCCCAGTTAGTATACCTTCTTATTTTAAAGAATCTGATAAGCCAAAAAAACCGATTATCGCTATTTCAACTCGTGACCAAAGAGATTTGGTTAAAGTTTATAAAAGATTTTATTTAAAATACCCACACTTAAAATGGGTTTCTTTTCGTGATATGCGAGGCTTACCAAGAGAAACATTTGCGTCTTCATTAGCAGAATCTTGTTTGGCAATTTGGATTGATGATATATCGTCTTTTGGTACCTTCCCAGTAGAGGCAATGAAATGTAATGTCCCAGTTTTAGGTTTAGTACCTAGTATGGTTCCAGAATGGATGGCAGACAAAAACGGTCTTTGGACTCACGACTCATTAGCTATCACTGATTTAGCAGCAAATTATTTTCAAGCTTGGTTGGAAGATTCTGAACCACAGGAAATTTTTGAAGAAATGGCTAAAATAAAAAATCTTTACACAGTTGAACAACAAGCTGAAAAAATTAAAGAAGTTTACGGTAAAATAGTTGAAAACAGAATTAACGAATTAAAATCAACTTTACCGATGGAACTTGAAATGGTTGAAACCGAAAATAATACTGAATCTCAAAGCAATTAAAAATGACAAATACAACAGTTATACTACCAATTAATAAAATTGATGCCGCAATTACCTCTTATTTAGAAAAGGCAGTTAAAAGCATAGAAAACCAAAAAGTTCAACCAGAAGAGTTATTAATTGTAACCACAAAAGAAGTTGAAATTAATAAAGAAATTTTACAAAATGTTAAACACAGAATTATTGTTAACGAAGGGGCAACCGATTTTTGTTCACAAATTAATTTCGGTGTTGATAATATCGATACAGAGTACTTTAGTATTTTAGAAGTTGATGATGAATATTCTAAAATATGGTTTGATAATGTTCAAAAATACATAAAATCTTATGGTGATGAAGTTGATACTTTTTTACCCATAGTTTTAGATGTTAACGTTGAAGGTCGTTTTTTACATTTTACAAATGAACCTGTTTGGGCAAAAGAATTCTCTGATAAGTTAGGGTTTTTAGATAACGATTCTTTATTGAATTTTCCTAATTTCCAACTTTCTGGAGCTGTTATCCGAAAAGAAGCTTTTAAAGCAGTTGGTGGTTTGAAACCAGGTATTAAGTTACATTTTATATATGAATTTTTCCTTAGAATGAGTTATTATGATAAAAAAATCATGACCATTCCTAAGTTGGGTTATAAGAAAACTAATATGAGACCAGATTCATTATTCTTTAGTTATTATACTGAAGGTCCGGACAAAATCGATGTTATTGAAGCCAGATTTTGGTATAATGTCGCCAGGCGCGAATGTTATTTCAAAAATGACAGAGGCATAAAATTCGATAGAGAGACTGCAACAATTGTTTAATGGACGATAACCAAAAAAGAAAAAGAGGTAGAAAACCAGGTAAAGACCCTTATTTTGGTGAGAACGAAGAATCGGCGGTTAGAGAATTTTTAACCCTCGGTTCTTTAATAGAGGATAAAAATTCATCTGAAGGGTTTATTTGGACTGGCACAACCTCAGAAATGTATAAAAGAAATAGTATCTATAAGGACCATTTACAGGCTCCATTAGATAAGATGATAGAGAGTATTATTAGAAGATATAAACTATACTCTAAAAACATGTCTTTTGAGGATTTACATTCAGATACTTTATCATTTTTAATGATTAAATTCCATAAATTTAATCCCACAAAAAATAAAAAGTCATATTCTTATTACGGTACTATTTGTAAACACTATTTATTAGGTAAGTTAATAAAAGACGATAAAAAATTAAAAACTTTAATATCTTACGAAGATATTGCCCCAAGCATTGAAGAAAACGAAGAGTATTCTTATCGAATAGATGATAAAGAATCTGATATCTGGGAAGCAATTACAGTTATATCAGATTCAATTAAAAACGAATTAGAAACTCAGATATTAACTGAAAACGAAATTAAAATAGGTAGGGCATTAGTTTCAATATTAGAAAACTGGGAAAGTGTTTTTGAACACCAAACTTCAACTAATAAATACAATAAAAATTTAATATTGTATTACATGCGTGAAATGACTTCTTTAGAAACTAAAGATATAAGAACCGCAATGAAAAGATTTAAATCAATATATAGATTAGCAAAAAACGGTGATTTTTAAAAAACTCACCGTTTTGATATTTATAAATAAAAAAGATTATGGCAAGACCAAAGAAAAAAGAAATCAAATTAACTAGTGATAGTTTTTTAAGTTTAGCTCAAGAGGCGTATAACGAACTTGTAGAACAAAGAAGTACTTGTATTCGAACCATTAATGAAAATAAAAATAAAGTTATTGTTGAGGATGTTCACGATTTGGCAAACCTTAATAAAGCAAATACGGATTTATTAAAAATAGTTGATTCAACTATTGATAAAAAAATTACAATGGTAAAACTTTTTAGTCAGTTACTTTATAAATCAGGTAGTGATAAAGATAGTGCTTCAAACAATGAAATTACACCAGAAGATATGGCTTTATTAAGAGACATCTTTAAAGAGGATGTTAAAACAAGTTCATCTAATGATGATGAAAAAAAAGAATATAAAATTTAAAAATGGGTTTTATAGAATCTAAAAAAGATACAATAAATAATGTTGCGTTGTTAGAAGTTTTAGGGAATCTTCCAAAAGGAAGAAGCACTTCTTCATTGGGTTCCATTGATTCTAAGAGTAAAAATTTATTGCCTTTTTTATTAGATCTTTTAAGTGTTACTTGTAAAGACAACACAAAATCCGTTAAAAATAAATCAAGATGTGAGGCAACAAGAATTTTAACCAATATATTGAGTGAATTCTTTCCTACTTTAATGCGTATCCTAAAAGAAGGTATTATAAAGGCCATTAAAGCTGGATTAGCTTGTAGTTTAGATTTTACAACACCCCAAGGTAATATTGCTATAAAAGTAAAATTATCAGAAATTGATTTTAATGGTTTGTTAAAAATAAACCCCACAAACGGATTAGGTTCCACTTTTTACGGTAAAAACGCAAGTACGGACCTTAATTGGTTTCTAAACGATTTAATACAAGGTAACAACACTTCATCTTGGAACGGTCTTATAAATTTTTCTTATGACAGTAATCTTGAGGAATTAACTATGTCTTTGGATTCAGGTGCACAAAATAAAAATTTCGACCAATTTTTAACCGATTATTTAAATAACACAGAATTGTTTACGACTGAACAATTTTTAAGTAAAGTAGTTAACGGTTTAACTGGGTCTTTAGATGCGGCACTAAAATCCACAAGTTTAGATTCTATAATTGCACAGGAAAAAACAAATGCAGTACAAAAAAATATAAACAATAGTGATCCATGTAAAGAAGAGTATCAGTATGAGGATAATTATTTTACCTTTACAAATGATGAACTTTTCAATATTGAAAAAGCTGCAAATGAAAAATATTTAGGTGTTACTTTATTAGATTTAGGTTGTGGTTTAGTAGAATCAAGAATAGATCCAACCGCATTTGAATCCATATTTAAGGAAATTAAAGAAACACCTAGTAATAAAAGTAATTTAGTGATTGAAAAAAGTATTGCGGCAATAAACAACAATTTAACTAATAATGTTTCAGATGTTGATAAAAAAGTTTCTCAGGTTACATTAAACACAAAAATGATAGAATTAATACCAACAGTATTAACAAACATCATTTTTGAACCAAAGATAGTTCTTTTATATTTAATGTCATCAAAAATAGTTAACGGTCCTTTAACCGGTAGTAGTCCAAATATTAAAGCAACAAACAGTTTCGATTACTCAAAAGCGAGTAAAGTTTTTTTTGAGTTTATAACCAGAGAAAGTTTGGCTGCTTTATTAGAGATTATGTTTAAACAAGTTAAAGATGAAATACTAAAATTAGTTGCTGAAACATCGGCAAGAATTATTAAAGAACAAGTAAGTTTAAAATCAAAAGCAATATCAAGTGTTTTAACCGCGGGTGTCAATAGTGGATTGATAGCTTTAGGAAGTGCAATAAAAACACCTAACACATCTGAATTTACTTAAAAAATAAATATGGCAAAATGTAAAGACTCTGGTGTTAATCAAAACGGTGATTGTATACCTAATTTTAAAAACCCAAATTCTATTTTAAACAGTATTTTATGTTTATTTAAAATACCAACTAAAATAGGTATTGGTTCGATGCCTAAACCAATAATATTGGCCTCAAAATCTAGATGTGCCGGTGGTGGTTTAAATTCGTCAAAAATCGCGTCGAAAATTATTCAAAGACAATCTGAAGCAGGAATACCCGTTGGTCCGTTACCTTCAGGTGAAATTAGTCCAGATGAAATTATGGAAAGAATTAGAGTTGAAGAAATTATATCGGCAATAACAACCGAAATGGTTTTGGATGTCGCAATACAACCAGGTTCAAATGTGAACTCAATTGTTCCAACAATTATTGGTCCATTACCAGCAACTGGTGTGGTAACAACAGTTGCCAAAGGACAAGCTATAGTAAATCCTTGTGTTTAAAATGGAAAATATAAAAAATAAATCAAACACAGAATTAGCTAAAATCCAAAAAGATTTAGCAGACGAATATGAACTTATTAGAACTCAATTACTTAAAAAATACGATTATTGGTTAAGTATTGAAAAAAAATACAATGAAGTTGTGTTAGAATTAAATAACAGATTTGGTATAAATAATAAATAGAATGTTAGATAGATCAAGACTTTTTAACTCAAACCAAACTTTTGGGTATAAAAATATTATTTGGGATTACGCGGAAGTTGTTGATATTAACGACCCGTATGATGCTGGTAGAATTAAAGTTAGAATACCCGTTATCGATAACGTTGATACCGCTCCACAAAATCAATTACTACCTTTTGAACAAGGTGGTTTACCATGGTGTGAACCTCTTTTACCTAAATATTTAAATGTTGTTCCAGAACTTGGTCAGTTGGTTAAAATAATTGTTTTTAACACTAACGACAAAAAAATGAGGAGACAGTATGTCGGCCCAGTTATTGGCCAACAAACACCTCAAGATTTATTAAATTCAACTTATGACACTGCAAAAATAAAAGTAGAATCCAGTGGTTATGTTGGT